TTCCGAGGAGACATATCAACAGATAGAAGCTGCAGTAAGAGCAGGCTCCTACAAACTATAAGGAAGCTTAAAAATGGCTGGTTTTACCTCTGGCAACCCTGACTTCCTCATCCGTACGTCGATCTGGTCTGACCAGCTCAAGGACGTGCTTGAGGAAGAGTTGATGGGTACTAATTATGTGGATTGGCTGACGGACTTCCCGGACGGCGACACGTTCAACATTCCGTCGATCGGTAATGCCGAAGTGGCGGACTACGTTGAAGATACGGCTATCACTTTCCGTGCGATGGACACTGGTAACTTCCAGTTCCAGATCACTGAATATCTCCAGTCTGGTACGTACGTGACCGAGAAGGCGAAGCAGGACAGTTTCTATATGTCCCGCATTCTGCCGCTCTTTGTCCCGAAGCAGGCTCGAGCCATTCAGGAGAAAGTGGAGACGGACGTTTTTGCACTAGCTAACTCGCAGACCCTTTCCGACCTGAACACGATTAACGGTGGTGATCACCGCTTCGTGGCCACTGGTACGGGCAAGGCACTGACGGTCGAAGACTTTGCACGCGCAGACTATGCCCTGACGCAGGCGAACGTTCCTCAGACCAATCGTGTTGCGATTGTTGACCCGTCGGTCATCTATAGCTTCAATACCCTGCCCAACATCGTCAACGTGATCAACAACCCCATGTGGGAAGGTCTCGTCTCGACTGGCATGAGCACGGGCATGAAGTTCGTCAAGAACATCCTCGGGTTCGACGTCTATGTGTCGAAGTTCCTCCCGAAGAATATGACGGAGACCATCGACGGCCAGAGCGTTTCTGGCAACGGTGTTGCTAACATCTTCTTCTCTGCCGACCGCGATATTCTGCCGTTTATCGGCGCGTGGCGTCAGATGCCGAAGGTGGACAGCAAGTTCAACATGGACCGTCAGCGCACTGAGTTTGCAACGACTGCTCGTTATGGCGTTAAGCTGTTCCGTGACGATAACCTCGTTACGGTCCTCAGCGGCACGACCATCTCCAGCTTCTAAGAAAGGGTAAGAATATGACTGGACGTAGAAATATTGATGGTCTGTATCTTGAGTACGGTACGGACAAGACTGCAGTCGCTGATGTTGGTGTACCTTGCACCTACGGCGCTGAGTCGGAAGTCATCTGCACCTTGGAGGCGTCTCGAATGACCCTCACGGGTGGGTTGATTGGTGGTCGCCCTAATACGACCATTCCGGCAGGCTCGTACATTAAGGACGTGCGACTGGTGGTCACCGAAGCGTTTGATAGCGGCACGACCGCAACTCTCGACTTGGGCCTCTGCTTGGAGACTGGTGCGTATACCGGCCTCGATGAAGACGGCTTCGATGTCGCGATTGCTGAGACGGCTATCGACACTGCCGGTAAGGTCGTGGTCTGTGATGGTGCCTATGTTGGCACGACCACTGGCACGGTCGCTGGTTACCCGTCGTACGATCTGGATACTGCGGTATACACGACTGGTAAGGGTTACCTTATCATCACGTTTGTTCCGCCCCTGTATCCCGACCAGACGGCTAACTAAGTAACAACGGTGGGGGCCTAAGAACCCCCATCACTTTCAAGGAGTACGAATATGGCCCATGACCATCCTGTCAGTAAACGGGTTAATCTTGCGGGCATGGAACTAATCATCGACAGTATGCGACAGGCCGATGGGTCTCTCGTTGATGCCGCTGGTGAGTCCGTTACCCCCCAGAGTGCCCCAGCTGCAAACGGGGGCGTCGCCGTGACTATTGTTTCTGCCACGGCTACGAGTGGTTCCTTCCCTACGCCTGACGGTTCTTGGACGGTTTCAAACGCCGCCACCCCGACTGTCGTAGAGCTTCAGGAAGGTATCATAGAACTTCGGAAGAATGTCATCGATCTCATTACTGAGAACGCGACCTTTAAGACCAGCATCAATGCACTTCGCACTGCGTTGCTGGCAGCCGGAGTATTCATCTAATGTCCATACACCGCGATCTAACTGGTGCAGACTTGCACGAGCCCAAGGGCGCGGACAGCGCCGCTATCAGTACTGTCTATATTGCAGATGGTGCAGGTAGCGGCAGTTGGACGCTTCCGTCGGCTGTTTACAAGAACCTCAACCGTTCGTTGGCATATGCCACGTTCGATGACATCTCCACGGCGGGAAGTCAGTTTGTAGTCCCCGGCATCGCGGGAAACATCATCAAGATTTATCTGGTCATCGATAATGCAATCACGGTCGCCAATACGGCGATGACCTTCAAGATCGG